CCAACGCCACGGAAAGCTTGAATTTGAAGACGCTTAGGCCCATGCTGAAGATAGTCTGCGATTGCATATTGTGCTCGGGTAGGGGATGGTAGGTCAAGCTGGTCCCACAAAGCTTGCAGAAACAGCTTGAAATCGTCTTGTAAGGCAGTTATGACATCAGTCATTAATATTTATCGCCAATATTAACACCACCATATATCCCAGTACCCCAGTGAGGATTCCTGACAGTCTTCTTTTCTAACGCTTTGATAGTCTCACTCATGTCGAGTTTAATCTTTTTAGGTTTCTTATTCATGTCTATGTGCTCCTGTAATAGGGTTGTAATGTGTTTTGAGGGGTAAGTATCATATTAGTTATTTCAGAGGGATTAGAGAGGTTTATTCACCTGCTTCCCACCGGTCAAGATAAATCTTATCGGATATTTTTTGATTTTCTTTCTCAACTCTTAGCATTTCTTCACCTTGTTTATGTCGATCAATCCAGAAAGTTTCTTCTTTAAAGGCTTGCCTATCTAACTGTTCCAAATACCATTCAGCTGCATCTTTATAAAATTCTTTAGGTTTATGAGTATATGTCATGAGTTTTCTAGGACCAATAGCTAGCGCATAATCATTCGCCCATTCCATCATTTCAGATAGTGGTTGTGTAAGAGTCTCATCCATTTCCTCAGCAAGAGCTAAAATCTCAGCTGCAGAATCTGCTTGGTTTATCCTCTTAACCCATCTCTGCATTTCACTCAGGTTATCTGGACCATATATTTGATATATACGGCTAATATTTCCGTTTTCATCGAATTTAAATTCTTTTAACTGTTGAATAGCAAATGGAAGATTATCAGTTTGTTGATATATCTTCATTATACGTGATGCATCAAAACTATTTACCTCAAGATCAGCTTGTTGAATAATTTTCCAATCAGCTGTACTAATACTAACATCTTTACCATCAACACTAATATTATTAGGTGGCTTCGTTTTATTAAGGGGTTTACTACTAAAAGGTGTTGTAGCAGGTTCTATCCTAGGTCCCTCTTTTATTAGATTTTCCGAAAGCGTTTCAGTTGCAGCACCTACTTTATGTATAGCTTGGTGTGCTGTATTTTCAAGACCCTTTCCACCTGATACTCTACTGCCAAATGTGCGGCCTTTTAACCATGTAAATGCGTGGAGATTTAATTCATCATTCGGCCTAGCTTTTTTTAATCTTATTAATTCCCTTAAACGTCTATTTAGAGGAGTAGTTAATTCATTTAACCACCAGTGATGCCAATCTGTTGATTTATGTGCTTGTGGAGTCCAACCTTCAGTACCTTTCAATGCAGCCATTGTTGATAGTGGATTATCAGCAACATCTATACCTTTTGGACCATATATTAATACATCTTTAACATCTTGATTAATATTAGGTCCAGTATTCATCAAACTTTCTAAATACTTAATTCTTGTATTGAGCCTATCTTTCTCGTCTATAAGCTTTTTCTTTAATGATTTCTGTGCAGTTGTTTGTTTTTTAACAGGAATCGCACGTATTGCATCGATTTGAGACTGAATATCTGATACCATACCATCAAATTCCTCGAAGCTAAGTACTCTTACATTACCTTCTTTTTTAGTACCTACCTTTGCCCATTTATTATATAACTCTTGTCTTTGTTTCAGCCAGTTTTGACCAGCTACTACATCCATACCCACTGCATCTATATTATTTGGTGTATTAGGAGATATATCTAGTTCAAAATGTCTAGCAGTAGCATTACCACTAGTAATACTGTCAAGTATAGATTGAGGTTTAACAGGAGGTCGGTTATATAATGAAGAATTAACTTTTCTAGGTTTTCCAAAAGTATCTACAGCAGATTCAAGACCTTCAGTTATCATATTTACTGCTTTCCTGCCAAGATATGGCAAGACTTCTTTACCAGCTTTAGGTATTAATTTCTCAGCAACAGGTGCTACAACGTTTCTTACAACTCCCATCTTACTTCCTCGGCTTCCTTCGCTCGTTACCTCTGTTATAATTCTCAGAAGTCAAGCGTGATCTATTACTACCTGGGTAATGTGCATTATCTTTACCATCACCTTTTTTACCTTTACCTTCTCGTTTACTTTTTCTATCAGCCTTATTAGCACGCACCCTGATCTTCTTACCATGTGCTGTCTTATTATAAGCCTTCTGTTGGGCTTTACGATTACCGTTAGCGTACCTCGCTTCTGCCATAAAGCCTCCTTTCTACGAGTTCTGGGTCAATTGTAGGCATAACTGATGCTAGTTTTTGTAATGGAGTGCCTTCATATGCGACACCACTAATATCATTTGTTTTAAGCCATTCACAGGCTGCTTTCAAATCTTGTGTTGTAGCAGTGCCACTGCGAACACGTTTTAGAAATTCATCTGTGACAAGGCTATGTAATTCATTAAATTGTTCTTCAGTGGCTTTTTTCATTAGAGTAATTTCTCTCGTATCATTGCTACAGCTTGGTCATCAACTGTATTATCTGTTCTAGCTGCAGCTACTGCAAGTAGATCAACAATAAGTTCTTTGACTGCTTTTGTCTGGATGAATGAAATTAAGAGTGGTTTAATTAAGACGATCATTTGTTTTCTTCAGTGGATTTGGGTTGTGGTGCAGGAGCTTGGGCAGCTTTAACCTTTGCTTCTGCTTCTTTCTTTGCAGTTGCTGCAACTCTATTAGATAGTGTACTCATTCTTGATTAGTAAGTTTAGGTTTAATTACAGACACAATAGGTACAACATCGTTGCACATGTGTTCGACGCGTGAACCTGGTCTAAGGGTAAATCCCTTTTGCATCAGTTCGGCGCATTTCAGTGCGCGTACTAGTTCATAGTCCACGCGCATCTTCTCTTCAACACGTTTAGCAATATCTTTACATTGTCTAACCGTATCATAATCCATAGGAACCATAAAGTTTAACTGTGCTCCATAGTTCCAACCCCTAGAGTAACTCTCAGGATCATAAGGTTTGTTTTCACTAGCTAACCAAAAAGGTGAGAAGGTCATGGTAGGACCATTACAACTCACCCCATTAGTATACTTTTGCCGGCTTGGGGCACCATTATTCTGAAACTGCACAGCTTGATTTGTGACATTGCCTGTGGCAGTGGATTCTGGTGCCGCTGTATTATATGTCTCATCTCCTTCAGCATAAGCTGGTAAGCCTATTGTGAGAAGACTGATAAGGAGACTGTAGTAGCGTTTGTAGTGATGTCTCTGTCTATGTCTATTGTTTCTAATAGGACTAGACCTGTCGTTGCATCTGCTGCTCTGTCTACTATCTCTAATTGAAAGTCCTCCCCAGCTGTTGTTACTTCGAATACTGTATCTGAAGCTGTTATTCCTCCAGAACTGGCTGAAGTAGCTGTTACATTGGTTCCAGACCAACTCTGTAGTTCTCCGCCATAGACTTTTTGATTTATAGTTTCCGTCACAGTTTGGACGGTTGTGGTGGTTGCGTTCATACTTCCTTGAGTAAACGCTGGTGTAACCTGATTTGCTCTTGCCACAGAGGGGGATAACAGTGCTAAGAGTATTAGCCATAGTTTCATTCGTCTTTCTTTTTAGCCATTGGACAATTTATGGGTGTTTGTGGACCTTTGTCCTTTGAATTACCTGTAGATAAACCGAATGTTGCTAGGGCGCCCGTGAAGACACTAGCAACGAACGTGATATCTGAGTTCCCAGCTTTCTTTATCATTGGTAATTCAACGTAATTCATAGTAATTATGAAGCCTGACCATACGACAACACCTAGTCTAACGAATGTACCTAGGATTTGTATCTGATGTTCTTGGTCTTCTGCAGCGTCTTTTAGCTTATCCAGAAGGTTCTTCGGCTTTTTTGTCGGAGTCTCCATTAAATTTCTTTTGGATACGTTTAGCCAGTTGCATTAATATAGGTTTAAATATTTTAACACATTGTTTAAAAAGACTTGTAGCTGTCAATGTTGCAGCAACAGAGATAGCAGCAGTCGTCGCTGCTGTGACCATTATTTCCTCTTCAGGAACTGGCATCCTGTAGTTAGTGAATGGTATATCTACTTTTTTTACTTCTTTAGGTTGTGGCTTACCTTCATTCTCTTCTTCCTCCTCAGACTTAGTACCAGCAAGTGTCCGTAGATCACCTGATGGAACTAACATAGGTTTATATGAAGGTAGTACCGCCTTTGGTGAATCTAAGTTAGGACGTGGTAAAGGTGGTACATTTGGTATAATTTGAGGTGGAAGATTAATAGAGGGGCCTAAGGAACTGTTGGCCAATCTTCTAAGAGATCAGGATTTGCCACATCATTTCCTGAACCATCTTTTACTGTTTTAGGTAAGGAACCACGTATTGTATCACGAAGTTTAACTACATCTGCACAGGCATTTATTGTTGCTTCACGTAGACCACATTGAGTTCTTACGGCTGCACGATAATTTGCTTGTGCTGTTGGTATAGCTGTTCCTGCCTCTGCTTTTCTAGTTACTAACCAATCTGTTGAAGCTAGTAAATTATTAGCTTGTTTTTTCTGATCTTCAATATGTTTGGTTTTTAAACCTGGTCTACTTCCTGTTGCTGATCCTATACCGTTTCCAGATGAATCATAAGAATCATAAGTTGGAGTATCATCTAAAGGTTTAGCAACACCTGGTGCTGTATAAAACTCTTTATCGAACCAAGGCTCAGGATCTACCCAAGTAATACCTCCTGTAGGTACGGCTGCTCTTTGTGCTTCGGTAGAACCACGCAACCAACTAGAGGGATATTGAAATCCCTCTGAATCTGAAAAAGCTCTATCTAAAGGTAGATCTTTTCCATTTAATTTGTATCCCATAATAATTTAATTAGTTAATGTGCTCTTGCGTGTTTAAAAGGATGTTCTGCCCAAGCTGCATAGATATAATCTTTAGAACTAGTATTTACACTAGAAGTACTTCCTCTTACTTTAAATCCATTCGCTACAAAATCACACATAATTAATCCACTTGCATTTGCATCAGTGTTTGCAGATAAAACCTGTTGACTATCTTGATTGTAGGGGTTAATTATATCATCTGTCATCTCCCAATTTGTACTTGCACCACTACCAATCCTTTTGATTATTACAAAATGAGGTTTGAATCCACAATATATGTATGGTCCTCCAGCTTCTAAACCATTACCAGTATATTTACCGAATTTACTAAATCCAGGGACTTCTGCCCAAGCATAAGCAACTGAAGCTTCACCAGAAGCATTATTCCCTGAAAATTGATCCAGTCCAAATACACTGTTAGTTATACCACCAGATCCCCAATAATTAGTGTAATTACCTTCGGCATCAGCTTGAGACAGTTGTAGATAACCATCTATTGGATCTGCGAAACCTTCATGCCAAACTAAAAATGGGTTAGTAGTAGCTCTACATTTTACCCATATCATACTAGGCTTTACACTTAAACCATGTCCTACAGTAGCAGCAGCACCAGTTCCAGTAAATTCAGTTATACTAAATCCAGTTGTATTATTTACCCATTGCTCAGATGGTGTTATACTACCTGATGTTGAAGCAGTTACTGCAGCTGTTCCTGCATCCCAGGCCCAAGCTACATAACTTCTAGCTGCAGTATAACCTGTTTCAATGAAAGTACCTACTTCATATCCATCACTATTAAAGGCTAAAAGGTCTTGAGTAGGTTGATATTCAGCGGCAGAAGCATCTGCATATGCAGCATTACCAGCACCTCTTGCTATGTCATAGATATGATGATGATATCCACTACCAACACTATCATATTTCTTTATCCAAACCATATCTGGAGCAAAGTTGAATCCTGTGACATCAGCAGGAGCACTACCTGCACCATTGTAACCTATTACATCAAAACCTGTAGAGGAATCAGTAATAGAAACGTCTGCAAGGTTAGTAGTGCAACAAGCTTTAAAACCTGTAGGTGCGGTATATTTATAAGGCCTTTGACCCCAATTAACATTTACTATATTATTTGCTTTATAAATATCTACAACACCTAAGCACTTCAACTTATCATCTGTCCAAGTACCACTAGCTCCAGTTTTTGAAGAACCAGAAGTAGGCGTACCAACCCAAGTACCGTTTTTACTGAAGTAACATGCTTTATTATCACAGTCTACAGCCATTCCCATGACATCGCCGGTAGTTAAAGTACTTCCAAATACTGAGGTGTTAGTTGATATGTCTACGTTGACAGAACCAGCACTTCCATCACCATCTGCTGGAGAAGAATCATGATGACTTGTATATCCAGTATTAAACATTCCACATATTGCATATCCATCATCAGGATCGTTTACATATGTAAATTCTATATACCATTTACCTGAGTTTTGATTCCAATTGGAAGCAG